TCAATCTTGTTGATGGTCAGACAGGGACGGGCTTCCACATTGCGCGAGTTTTGGATTTCAACAGGCCATTGGTCGCCAGCAGCGAACTTAACGTCTTGCAACGCTTCCGCACGGTTTGTGGATTCCGCTTCGTTGACCAGCCGCCAGAATTTAATGGCTTCGTTGATTCGCCCGTCTGCGCTGGAAGTTTGTGCTTGATAGTCAGCCATAGTTACCCCTTTTTTTGATTATCCCACTAACCCATCCAGCCGCCAACATTTTCAATCATTGCTTGCTTTTTGCGTTTTACCGGCTCTTTTATCATCAGCGCGATATACCGAAAAGCATCCGCACCGTGGGAATAGTGGTCGTGCAATGGGCTGCGGCTAAATTGCCCCGTGTCTGGGTCTACTTCGTAACGGTAGTGTCTCAGGCAGGTAATCCCGTCCGCAGCGTGTTCGCGGTCAAACCAGCAGCTTGGGAAAATTGTCCTGGCAGCGTTGATGGAATCCACAACAGGCACCTTGGGCAAGATATGGGTTTTGTAGCCTGCTGCCCTAACAATATCATCAATGCTGCGCCCAGCAGCGGCTAGGGTTTTGTTCTCAGCGTCATGCGGTAGCCAGATGGTGTCGTAAACGTAACCAAAGGTTTGCATGGTTGCCATGTAATAGCTGATTGTCTTTTGGCTATCCTCAATGTAGCGTATCAGGCGCGTTTCCATGCCTACAAACTGAAGGAACCAAATCGCGGTACTGTCAGACCAACCTAAGTCAAACACGGCGTGGACGGGCTTTGTAGCGTCATAGGCTACACGGGTAATTCGCCCATCTTTCTCGGCCTGCTGCATTTCCTTGGCAAAGATCGCCCCGTCTACTGTCTGGCGGCACAAACCTTCCCATACCTGGTTGTAGGCTTCCTCGTCCCGTTCCTTTAGCGCGTCCTTCTCCAGCTTGAGCGTTTCAGGAAACCAAGGGTTGTCGCTCCAATTAACTTTTATTTGGATGCAGTCATCAGGCGGCTTCGCTACGAATCGCTGGTAAGTCTCGTCTGTTTCCAACTCAGGGTTGAAGCTAACCCATATTTCGCTGCTTTCCTTGCGGATGGTAGGAATCAGGACATTCCACGACAACCGGCTTACCGTCTGGGCTTCCTCTACCCAGCAAATGTCCACGCCCTCAAAGGATTTGATGTTGGAGATGTTGTTTTTCAGACCGGCAAAGGCAAACTCTGTCCCGTTCTTGCCTCGGATGCTGGCCTGGGTGATCTCGTAGAACCCTAGCAGGCCAAGCGCCTCTATCTGGTCGCACAGTAGCTTATGCACCGAGTCGCGCATAGAAGTCATAAATTCTCGAGCGCAGAGAACACGGATGGGGCTTTGCGCCCCACGGATTAACAATGCCCTGGCTATGCCCCAACTCTTAGCGCCGCCCCGTCCACCGTAGAGAACTTTGTAGCGTGACTTCTTAAACAGATTTTCTAGCTTTGCAGGGAACTCCGCATTAGCTATGGCCGCCTGTACATCACTCATTGGGCTTTACAAAGGTGACTGTGATGCCACTTATCAGAGGAACGCCATCGGCTCCCGTGATTTCTTGCTTTGTGCTTTCCCTGTACTTCTTAGGGAACCTTGCGGCCATTGACCGTGACCACAATGAGGCGTTTAGCTTTGGCCCTTGTGGGTTCTCAACCATGTAAGCCTGGGCCTGATCTTCCCACCATGTTTGCTCTAATTCCTTTGCATATTCCAAGGCGTGCAGAAATTCCTCATGCTTATCTCTCCAATCGAATAAGACCCTAAGGGAAAACCCTAAGTGCGAGGCTATTTGTTCAATGCTTTTGCCAAGTTTACCCAACTCTATTACCTGGTCGCATAGTGCGGGGTCATAGAGGGTTGGTCGTCCAACTGGGCGCTTGGCTTCAGTCATTTCTTCGCGGTCTTAGCCGATTGTTTGAATGCTGCGGCAGTCGGTGCGCCTTTGGAGCCAGGTGTACGCATACGCTCTACCTTCTTGCCTTCAGCCTTCTGGCGCTCTATGCGTTCTTGTTTTTTGTGAATATTGGCATAAAGCCCAGGTTTAGAGGCCATTTTATATATTCCTTGGTAACCATTGACCGTTATGCAAATTATGATTTAATGGATTAACAACAACAGGATGCAATCTTGCGTGTTCCATTGATTTCATAACCCTTAAATTTTCAACACGGTTGTCGTTATGAATTCCATTGATATGGTCAACTTGTTCGCCATCTTCTAATTTTTTAATAAAAGCATCTGCCACAAGCCTATGAACAAGTTTTTGTTTTCCCGCAATTTCTCTTGATCCACCGTTCCTTAAACAAATTTCCGCATAAGGACGTTGTCTACCATCGTCTTTTTTTATGTGAACTTTCATTATTTTTTCTACAACAGGCACTAAACAATCACTTTTCCCTTTTCTTGTTCGAGCCAATGATTTGATTCGTCCTAACGTGCTAATCTGGTATCGCCCTTCATATCCAGCGACATCAGCCCACATTTCAACAATTCCAGTTTCGCATTGATGCTCTAGCACGACTTCCCTTTTCAGATTTTTCTGCAATGGGAGCCATTCTAGCACAAAAACTAGCCTTGCGTCCTGCATCTGCCTTTGTCTTTGGATTCGGGGCTGGCGGCTTTAGGTTCGCATTGTTCTTAGCGTTGTACTCTGCACGGCCTTTAGCGGTCATTCCTGCGCCTTTGTCCGTGGGGTTGTAGGTTTTACCCTTCCCCGTAGTCTTGTGCGGAATTGGCTTGTCGTGCTTCATTTCTTCGCTTTGGCTTTTTTCTCAGCTTCGCGCTTTACGGCATACGCAATTGCCACGGCCTGCTTCTGCGGCTTACCCGCTTCCATCTCCTTGGCAATGTTTTTACTCATTGCCTTGGGCATCATGGATTTAATCAACGGCATGATTAAGCCTGTGCAACGTGAATTGTTGCAAAATTAAAGGTCAATGCTTCGGACAAAGAACCCGTACTTGCATTGGTAATGGCTATCGTAAACGATCCGGCGGCGACAGCAACTACGGAAACCAAGTAAGTTCCAGCGGTTGCAGCACCACTAGCAATAGCAATTACGGGAATATCGTATGCGGAAATTGCGCTGTTGGTGACAATGAAGGCCACTTCAACACCCGCCGCCAAAGCAGCGTTGTTAGTCACAATTTGCCCAACCGATGCGTTAATTGTTACGCCGGTTGATTTGCTTGTGGCTTGGGTGACAGAACTAGGGGCGGTTGTTGCCGAACCCGTGTTATAGCCAATTTGTCCGGTTGTTGCGGCTGCGTACACCGTACTTGACCCTTTGAGGTCTTGGTCTTGATACGCTACGCCGATTGCTACTGAATTGCCCATGACGATATTCCTTTAAGTTAGGCCAAAAATGGCACTAGGTTTATTTTAATCACACTTCCACTACGGCGCAAATGTCCGCTTCTTGAATGATCTGGTAGTCCTGTCCATCAACCTTGTGTGTGGGCCAGTTCAGGTAGTCACCGTTTCCGTATTTTATGAAATCACCAACTTGCGCTTCGTAAACTTCTGGGCCAATGGCAACTACTGTGCCTTCGTTGAACGGCTCTTTGTTGTTGACGTAAATAATATCTGACAAGTTCCGCACCGTTGGTCGGACAAGAACACGGTCTTTTAGCGGCTTAAACATCGGATTTCTTCGTGTATTTGCGCTTTAGGCGGGGCATTACTACGTCCCGTGCTTCATCGGTCAAGATGTTGTATTCCCGCATGATTCTTGGCTGAACTTTGAGTTGGCTTGGCTTGTGTTGCCCACACCAATCCGTTTCTTGCTTGTTTTGTGTCTCAGGGTAAAACCTGCACAAACCCATAATTTGCCGGTCTACAAAATACTCGCAGTTTCCGCACTTAAAATCTTCAGTAGCCATTCAAAACTCCTTTTTTTGCTTGGTTAGTAAGCCCTGCCGCCTGCCAGCGGTTTGGGTTTACGCTTATTGACTGCACTTACGGTTATGGACGTATGCCACACCGCTAGTTTTTCCGCTATCAAATTTTCCGGTTGGGCCGCAATTATTGCTCTGCGCCACAGGAATGTTGCTTTTTGCAGTTCCACGTTCTTGCGCCATGTTTACGCTGGCGGGTAGTTTGCAGGTTGTGCCATATTTTTCGTCTTGCATGGGAATGTCCTTAGTTGAGGAATCGTAGTTTGTACAGGGTTGAATTGATTAAATCTGCAATTTCGTCAATCAGATTCTGCAATTCGCTATCTTGTGGAAGTTCCTTACGGGCTTCCTCTACAAAATCTTTTAAGCCTCCCAAGTACTTTAGAGGGTCTTTTTCAGTGTGGAATTCCTCGGGAAACTTTTTTAGCTGCTCGTACCGGCCCATGTACGCTTCTGCAAGCTGGTCGGTCAAGTCAATGATTTGGGCGTAATAATCGCCTAGTGCCTGATGTTTGGAAAAAGAGTCGGTTGACCAGTGCATGAAATGCGTGATCGTGCTGCTATGCAGCAAGGCGGCTACAAATTCGGCAACTTCTTCGTTCATAGCGGGACTATATCATTTTTGTTTGCCAGTAACAAGATTGTTTGTTCATGGGCTTTTTGCCACATTTCGGCTCGTTCTTGCTTGTTCATCCTGCCTTGATCTAGGTTGGCGTGGCAAGTAAAACAGAGTGCGGCCACAAACTCGTCGCTGGCCTTTATTCCCCGTCCCTTGCCGTGAGCTCCTTCGTTTGAATGTGCGGCCACTACCGTCCCATCTTTTGCCCCGCAATGCTGGCAGGGTAGGCTGCGGCAGGCTTCTAGGCGTTTTTTGTCCCGCAAGTATTTGGTCTTAGGAAACATCATGCCGAGAATCTCACGCCGCGCTCTGCCCCAAATGCTTCCATTAAAGTTTGTAAATCGCACATTTCTGCTTTGGTCATCTTGCTGGTGGACAGGCCAAGCACCACAAAGCCACCGTCCAGACCAGGCACCACGTCCTGTTTTTTCAAGGATGCGCTAAAAACGTGCTTCCATTCCTCGGCGGTCAGCTTGCGCCCGTACCAGTCCACTTGTTTGCTGATTTCGTCTAGCATTGCCCACAATCTAGCGTTTTGCTCAAGGCTACGGGTTTGAGGCTTAATCTCGAGAACCATCTTATGCCCTGCCATCAATGCGCTTTTTAGCTGCGGCCAGATTGTTTTGGTCATTGCTGTATGGGCCTGGACGGGTTCCCAACATTGAACTGTAAGTTTCATTTAATTACTCCGATCATTCTTAAAGCCGCTTCAGGGCCGTCTACCCGTGCCAAGGTACTACCAGACCAATTCTCAAAAAAATCTTGCTGTAGCCCCGTTAAACGCTCTTTGGGGCCATTTTTAATCTCCACCAGAAAACTGTGGCCCTTGTAGCCAACAAGTAGGTCAACTGGTAGGCCAATAATCCAGACGTAAGCCCCCGCCGCCCGTAGTGCGCTGACAATCTGGGCTTGGTTGGCGTCTACCCTTGCGGCTCGGCGCATAACTCAGTCTCCGTGATTTCCCGCATAAATTTCCTGCATCTGGCGTCAAACCCTTTGCCGTAGTGCGGTTCAAGGTAAGCAATTTGCTTTGTTAGCCAGACGTTAGCCCTTGGCTTGCCTAACAGGGCTAAGGTTGCAAAGTAGGAAGGCACAAGCATTCTTGCTTCGGCCTTTTCCAGTTGAGCGCGGTCATTCATAGCTAGATGGCGCTTCGCCTGCGTTGCCGGTAAATTGTCCAGAGTCTTTGTGCAGCCATAAACCAATTGATGGTTCCCCATCTCCGCTGCCCTCAAAATGGCGTTGCTTTCGGCAAAACAGAATCGAATCTGGCTCTGATTGCTTTTTGCCAAATTGTCCAGCGGTGCGCCGGTCATCTTCTTTTGGCTTGTTGCGCCAGACCATAAACAAGTTGTCAACTTGGTCGGTGATGCTGCCGCTTCCTTTGGTGTCGTGTTTGTCAGGTATCTGCGCTTCGTTGTTTGGCTTTTTTAGGTGGTGAATCAGGTGAATGTGAATTTGCAAGTCTTTAGCAATGCTAAACAGTTCGCCCACTAGCCGCTTCTGGCCGTTCATATCATCCTCGTCGCCCACCACTTTCATCAGGCTATCAATAAAAACGTGCTTTATGCCCAATTCCTTCGCGCAGTAACGGGCCATGCCGATCACAATTTCAGGGTTTGTCACGCCCATCTGGTCGTAAATCCACAAGCGTTTGTCACTCCAGGCGCCAAAGCTGTCAAACATTTCGTCTAGTGCCTCGTATCCTTGATCGTTCTGATATTCAGGCGTGTACGGGTTAGTTCCGATAAACATCCTGCTCATCAGTCGGATTGTCTCAATCGGCTTCATTTCAAACGATGCCATGCAAACCCGTTCGCCCTGATGCATCAGGTGCATTGCTATCTGGGCGGTGATTTGGCTCTTGCCGTGGCCATTCTGCCCAGCCCACACTGTCATTTCGCCTTCGCGAAAGTAAAACGAATCGTAGGATTTCACCCAAGGCATAAACAGCTTACGTTCATTTGCCATTGTCCGCATCCGTTCCTTGATGGACGGGATGTAATCAGCAGCAGGCCGCACCTTCTGCTTGTTGTCAGTCTCTTTAAGATACAAAGAAAAGTCGATTGTGTCGTCTATGAAATTAGCCATTATTTATTCCAATACCAATGACATTTGACTTAACCGCTTGTTTTGAAGTGGCTTGTAATCTTCATTCAACTCACAGCCAAGATATTGGCGACCAAGTGCTTGAGCAACTTGCGCCGTTGTCCCACTACCCATGAACGGGTCTAGGACTATGCCTCCAACTGGTGCGCCAGCAAGGATGCAAGGCTCTATCAGGTCGGACGGAAAAACGGCAAAGTGTGCGCCAGCGTAAGGCTTGGTAGTCACTGTCCAAACGCTGCGCTTGTTGCGGTTTTCTGGAACATCATAAAATTCTGCGTTGCCGTTTCCTGATGGCTTGACATTTGCGCCGTTTGCCTGACCCTTAGAAAAAGATTTTTCTCCAAGCGTTATTCTTTTTCCTACGTTTCCAGCGTCCTCTTTAATGGCTTCAGCATCGTAGTGGTACTTCTGCGACTTGCTCAACAAAAAAATGTATTCATGCGCCTTGGTGCATCGGTCTTGCACTGACTCAGGCATGGGGTTTGGCTTGTGCCAAATAATGTCTTGACGCAGATACCAACCATCGGAACGAAGGGCAAACGCCAGCATCCAAGGAATTCCTATAAGGTCTTTTTCTTTTAGCCCGTCTAGCTTGTTTCCCCGTCTAGCGCAAGTTTGCGGCAAATCTTGGTCATTGTTGGCAACTGACTGCTTAACTAATGCCTGACCTTTGCCCGGTCGATAGTTGTAATAGCTGTCCCCAATGTTTAGCCACAGAGTTCCATTGTCTTCCAGAACATCCCACACGCAGCGAAACACCTCAACCATTTCTCTAATGTATTCCTCTGGCGTTTCCTCAAGACCTATCTGTCCTTCGTGCCCGTAATCACGCAATCCGTAATAAGGTGGACTGGTCACGCAAGTCTGCGCTTTGATGCCTTGTTCTTTCCAGCGCCGCATTGTTTCACGGCAATCACCAAATTCAATTTTATCCATGATAAATTTCCACCCATCCTGTTTTTGCTACTTCACCATGCATTTCGGTATGGCTTGCGCCTACCCACTTTGCCCCTGCCGCTTTGCAAGCCTCAAACAGGCGTTTTGCGCGATCTTCTGTGTGGCTTGTAATGCTCACCCTCATGTTGACCAAAAAGCGTAAATCAAGCCCTTCTATCGCGTCTCTGTGGACACAGACTGTAGGCGTGTCGTTGTTTGTCTCCCAGTTGGTCAACGGGCTAGGGAAGTTGAAGTCGTCTAGGCTAATCATTGCAGGTGCTAGACCTTGCTGGCGCATTTTGATGATTCCTTCGTGTCCTTTCATCGTACCCCCGCCATGATGTTGCTTACAGTTTTTTGACCAGCTTTAGGCGCGTTGGCTCGCCTTACCCAATTTCTCCAAGTTGCATACCAGTCTGTTTTACAGGCTTCCTTGCCACCTTTTGATGACCAGTAATCTTTAAAGGAGTCAGCTTCCATTTCAACATCAAGGTCCGACCTTTCTGTTCTTGCCCACTGTTTCCAGTCAACAGGAATTTCAAAGTCTGTTGGAAGCCGCGAGGCTTTGCCTATACTGGTTCTTGGTTCTTGGTTCTTGGTTGCTATTGGGATAGCATTGGGGAGGGCAATAGGGTGGGGATTAGGCAGGGCATCGGGTGGGGTTAGCCAGCGTTTAGCCGCCCCACGTTTTCCAGCAGCAACCATCTCCTGATAAGAAGCAATGATCTTGTCTGCTCTTGGATTAATAAAGCCATCTTCTGTGCTAACAAAAAATTCGTCTAACACGCTTAAAACTTCTTGTTCGTTTTCCCTCATGCCAATCTGTCTGGCAATGTCCCGTTGCTTTATGGGAACTTCGTGAAGGTAGTAGTGGTCAAGGAGTCGCCGATAGGCTAAATCCTCAATCATGTTCAAGTGGTGGGTGTGACTCTTATAGTCCCCAATGTGAAAGGGAAAGTAGTGCATTGACTAACCTTACGTTCTAGGTTGACGTTACTGAAAAGTGCATCGGCAGGACGGTAACGAATCGTCTTTTCCCCCGCTAAAGGTAGCCGTGCCCAAATATTACGCTTCTTTTTCTGCTTTCGCAATAGCTTTCGCAAACTTGATCCGCATCACTTCTTCCCAGCCTCGAGGCACAACGCCACGCTTGCGCCAGTTGGATATGACGTTTTGTTTCAAGTCAAGAATGTAAGCCAGGCGACCAACGCCGCCAGCAGCATCAACTGCAATTTCAAGAATTTCCATGCGGCGCACTATATCACAAATGTGTAGTCGGACACTAGGGAAAGTACCTATGCAAATAAGTTAAAAAAGACTCGCAAGACTTCACAAATGTGATGTAAGATGCGTCATGCCCTGAACTTCTCGGGGTCTTTTTAGGAGGTCTTATGACCGATTTTACTTTCTCTCCCGCAGACTTTAATGCTACCGAAATCACGGTAGTTGCTAACACGCCAGACGGAAAACAATATCTTGCAGATCGTTATGGCTTTGCTTGTGTCTCTATCAACATTCGTAAGTCTGCGGCGCCAGAACTTGCGGAATCTTTTGAATTTCAAGGTTTGTCTTACATCTAAACCCACGGGGCTACGGCCCCATTAAGGAAACATCATGGAAGAAGGAATCACAATCATGGCAGAAGATGAAACACGCATCAACGTGGACGCTTGGGACACTTACGGCGAACCGTTTAAGGTTTGGCTCAACATCGCCGTGCCAAG